GAATGGAACGGGTCAGGACTACACACAAACTTTTCAACTGATAAAATGAGAAACGAAGGTGGAGAGAGTTATTTCAACTCATTATTTAACGCATTAGAATCAAGAAGACATAAACATATTGAAGTTTATGGTTCGGATAATGAACTAAGACTTACAGGTAAATACGAAACACAAGCAATTGATAAATTCAGTTGGGGGATTAGTGATAGAGGTGCGTCTATCCGAGTACCAATGTCAACGGCAAAAGAATGGAAAGGATATATTGAAGATAGACGACCTGCATCAAATGCGAATCCTTATGAAATTATAAAAGTTATTTCTGAAACTCTCAAAATGGCGGATGAATTGTCCAATACTGTTCATAACATGTTTAGTAATGTTAGTATGAAAAATTTTGATGAAGTGGCTAAAAAATACAACGGTGTATTATCAAGTGAGGAATTATTAAGTGAATACCAAAATGATGAATATGAAGTTAACCAGGAAACAGAAGTTACTAAATTTGATGCGGAATCATTAATAAAGAGTTCTTCATTACCTGAAGAACTTAAAAGGGTGATGATGGAAGCACGTAAAGTTGAAATAAAATGAGTGAACAAGTAAATCATCCAGAACATTATGGGGGAGAGTCAAACCCATATGAAGCCATTAAGGTTATTGATGCTTGGGACTTAGGATTCTCACTTGGGAATACCGTGAAATATATCTCAAGAGCGGGAAAAAAAGAATCGGATAAAGAACTTCAGGACCTTAAAAAAGCCTTATGGTATCTACAACACCACATTGAAACATTAGAAAAGAAATGATTGAAAATTATATAAATAAAATCACCATAGGTGATTGTAGAAATGTTATGTCGGAGATGCCGATAAACAGTGTTGACTTGATTGTAACATCGCCACCTTATGGTGTAGGGATTGCTTACGATGTTCACAACGATGATATGTATGTTGAGGAATACCTTCAGTTTACAAAAGAATGGTTGACTGAAGCATATCAAATACTAAAGGATGATGGACGTATTGCTCTAAACATTCCATATGAGATTAACCGACAAGATAAAGGAGGACGAGTATTTTTTGTATCTGAAGTCTACCAAGTTATGAAAAGAATTGGGTATAAGTTCTTTGGTATTATTGACCTTGAGGAAGATAGTCCTCATAGAAGTAAGACAACTGCATGGGGTTCATGGATGAGTCCAAGTTCACCATACATCTATAACCCAAAAGAATGTGTTATTTTAGCTTACAAGAATAAACATATCAAAACAGTTAAAGGTGAACCACAATGGATTGGAACACCTACAGAGATTGAACAAGAGGATGGTACTGTTAAAAAGAAAGTTGTTTACGCTGACGAGGATAAAAAAGAATTCATTAGTTTGGTTTACGGACAGTGGAAATACTTTGCGGACACTAGAACATTAACTAAAGCAACATTTTCAATGGATATCCCAACTAAGGCAATCAAAATTCTTTCATATAAGAATGATGTAATACTTGACCCATTTGCGGGTAGTGGAACTAGTTTAGTCGCTGCTGAGATATTAGACAGACGATGGATTGGGATTGAATTAAGTCCTGACTACACCAAAGTTGCTGAAGATAGGGTCCAAGCATTTGTTAATGAAAAGAAACAAACTAAAATGGAATTTGAAGAAGGGGTTTAATTAAACCCTTTTTTTTATTCTTGTATATTTATTGATATGAAAATTTTAGTAACGGAAAGCCAATATTTTAAACTTATATTAGAACAACAGTCAGAAATAGAATTTCCTGAAGAAATTATTGTTAGATATACTGATTTTAGACCTGACACTAATAACCAAAGAACTTTTGTTTATGTTAATGGGATTAATTCTAATGATTTAAAAACAATCAAAGAGTTAAAAGAAAGTGGTAAAGAGAATATAGTAGTGAAGTTAGCAAACGTCTACACAAATGAAGTCATTGATTTCTCAATCAACGAAATCAACCTTACTAAAGCATCAGGTGCCCCGTATATAACGATAGATAAATTTAATTCAATTAAGGATGAACTTATTACTCACGAAATTAAGTTAGATGAAAATTTCCTAAAAAAATCGTCATCAGGTTTTCCAGAATTCATGACTAAAACCCTATACAATTTATATCCAAGTAATATCGGTAAAAATAGCTTTATCAATGGTAATGGGGTATGTAACAGTGAAGACGGATTAATCAATATTCAAGGGACCAATGTTCCTGGACAAACTTGGTCCATATTAAATTATTTTGATACCAATCCTATGGTTATTAGAAAACTAATTGAGTGGTATATGAATGGAGTCTTTGATAATAATCTAACACCCGCAGAAGTTACAATAGATGAATTTGGAAAATGGTTAACATTTAATTCTGACAATTTATTTAAACAAGGTAAGTATTTGCAGGAATTAGTGGACCTTAATCTTAAATCATATGATTCAGGGACTAAAACTGAAAATTTAACAATTAAAAAATTAACGGAATCACCACATAATATTAATCCTAATGATATTAAACAATTCTGTTCTGGGTCTAAACAAGATAGATTTGATGGTAAAGACCTTGAAATTACATTACCAAGTGGAAAAAAATATGTACAAGTAAAACCATTAGGTAATGTCAAATATGATGAAATAGCTAAAACTTACACGGTTTATTCTTATCAAATGAAAAACTATAAGAATAAACCATTAGAATACATCATATTTACTAATACTAAAGAAATGTTAATTTTTGAAAACAAAAACTATAAGGTTGAGGGACAACACGTAGCAATTTTTAAATCACCACCATTACCAACAGTCGGATAATATTAATAAAGAGGTTTAATACCTCTTTTTTTATTTGTTAGATATTTATAATAAAAACATTTCAAATGAATAGATTATCACTTACTGAATCGGAATTGAAAAATAAGATGGTTCAAATATATAAAGAAGAACAAATTAAAATACTTGACGAAAAGTGGAATAAACTTTCAGGTGTTGATAGACAATTTGTTCTTGAATTCTTAAAACTATTATATCCTGAAAAGGCTATCTTGGTTACTGAATCTCGTTGGTATAATACGTTGGGTGATATTGTTGGTATCTTTGACCCAACAGGTGTTGTTGATATTGTTAATGGTATTAGTTATTGGAGACAAGGAGATAAATTATTTGCAATATTATCATGGGTTTCTGCGGTTCCTTATTTAGGGGATTTAATCGCTAAACCTGTTATTGGAGTTATGAAAATGGGTGGAGGTGCTGCGAAGGCGTTTAAAGCAGCAACTGTTGCAGGTGACGCTGCTAAGATGGCCGAGACTGCTAAAGTTGCGGGAGGACCAATCGCTAAATTGGTTGAGAACGCTCCGTCATGGGGAGGTAAACTAATGGATATGTTAAGAAGTTTAATTGGTAAAGTTCCATTCTTAGGTAGAGGATTAGTTAAAGTAATTGACGAATTTGTTGGTATCTTTACTAAGGCTGGAAAAGAGATGAAAACCTCAGGAGAAATGGCGACTAAGATGTTTGGTAAAGGTGAAGCTCAATTAAGTAAACTTGAGAAAGACCAACTAATGAAAGCCATGGAAAAACAAGGTAGTTTTAGAGGATTCAGAGATTATAAAGGTGAAAAACAATCATTCTCTAATAAATACGTTTCAGGTGGTATGGGAAGACTTTGGGGTAATAGAGCAACTAGGTCTTTAATGAGAAGGACTAAATGGTATTTAGGATTATTAGATTTTATAGGTATCGCAAACTTTGTTGGACCTGATGAATTAGAACAAAAATACGGTGACTTACAAGCTAAAGTGGATGAATATAGTAAAACTGAAAAAGCACAAAAATACGCTGAAGAAGAATTTGGACAAACGGGTGGAGCGACTCCACCACCAATGCCGTCAACACCAACAACACCAACGACATCATCTACAGGTGGTGGAGGAGGTATGGACGCAATATCAATGATATCATCATTATTAGGGGGTGGTAGTGGAACTGCTGGTAAAATTGCGGGGGCATTAATATAATATGAAGAAGTTAATTAAGGAAAGTGGTTTAAGAGAAATTAATAAACTCGCTAAACGATACCCAAAAGCGGAGATTTATTTTCATCAAGATTTAGATGGTGTTACTACCGCAATTGCAATGAAAAAATATCTTGAGGATTATGGGATTAAAGTTGTTGATGCTCACGTCATCCAATATGGGGACAAGGAATTTGCAGTTAAAAAAATTGACGCTAGAGGTGATACAATGCCCGTTCTTGTTGATTTTGCACATGGTAAACCAATGTTCATAATACATACTGACCACCACGATAGTCAGGCAGGAGCTGAAGAAACTAAATCAACATCGTTTAGACACTCAAGGTCAAACGTTGAAACAATATCACAAGTTGTATCACCAAGTGATATATTCCCTGATAGAGACATTTTATTAATATCAACAGTAGATTCTGCAAATTTTGCAATGAATAATATCTCTATTGACCAAGTAATTAATTATTTATTTAGTTTGGATAAAAATTCGTCAATTTCTAAAAATAAAATGGCTTTAGGATTAGTAGCCAATAAATTGTTATTAGCATTTAAAAACAAACCAGGGTTTCTTGAGGAACTTGTTATGAAATGTACTCCATCATTAATGAATATTTTACAGAATATTAAAAGAATAATGGAAGAAAAAGGATATGCAACTGTCCCACAATTACAAAAAAACAAAGAAGGGTATATTCAACAAATGAAATCGCACCCTAATGTTAAAGTTGAAGGAAATATTATTGTTCAGTATGGTGGTGGTAATATGATGAAACCAGGTTCTTACGATAGATATACACCATTTAAAAACAATCCTGAAGCTGATTTTATAGTTATTGCTTGGCCGTTAGGGTTGGTTCAAGCGTCTTGTAATCCTTTTAAGAAAGAAAGAGCGTTAAAAGGAATTGATTTAGGTCAAATCAAAGATGAGGTTTTATCTAAATGGGAATCTCAGTTAAAGGAAAAAGAAATTCCATTATCAACACTTAAATGGGTTTCTGAAATATCGGCAGGTCCTGAATCCGTTGGGTTTACATTTAAAGATTTTGCGGCAATTTATGGTAATAAATTTGTTGAGATGGAAAACGGTAGAGAACTTTTGACTAAGTTAGGAGAGATTATGGAAAAACCTTATTCGAGTTTAAATAATGAGGAAAAAGAAATGTTGGAAAAATATACAGTTGATTCTTGGGAAGTTATTAAAGTAACAATTAAAGCTTGGGATGTTATTTTGGCGAATAGTGGAGGTCATAAATGTATTACAAATATCTCAGGATTAAGTTATTTAGGTAGAGCATCACAAAAGAAAGAAAAATCTGGAAGTGGAGGTTATCAAAAAACTGACGAAGATGCTCCGTATGTTAAATTCACTAAGATGATACAAAGAGAGTTTGTTAGAGTATTACAGGAGAAAATTAATAACGGATAAAATCTCGGTCTTTAATTCCTAATTTTTTACAGGTCCCGCCTTTAAGTTCTAAGATGGAATCACCCTTACCAACATAACTTGGACAGTCTTTAGTCTCACATGGAGGACAGTTGTGATGAATTTTAGTAATCTCATTACCGTCTATAAAAATAATATCTAATGGGATTATACAGTTTTTCATCCAAAAACCATGTTGACCTTGGTCCATTAAAAATAACATACCGTTAAAAGTTGAATCAAAGTCACGACCCATCATACCCTTTTGAGTATCCTTTTTGGTAATCATGGTTTTAACTTTAAACTTATTATCGTTGATTTTTAATATCATAACTATAAATATCTTAAGGTTTTGTAATAAAATCTGAAAAATAGTTTTTCTTTTTGAAAAGTTTAATATATTTATATCCTACAAAGCCCCAACGACCCCTTTCTTAGTTGGTAATTACTAAACCCTGATAAATGTAAAAATTTGTTAGGGTTTTTTCATTTTTATTTATATCTTTGTGGTTATGAAGAATAAAGTTCACATAGAGAATCGTAAAGTTAAATTTGAATATTTCATAGAGGAGAAATTCTCTGCAGGTATTAAATTGACTGGTATTGAGGTAAAGAGAATCCGAGAAGGAAAGGTCTCTATGACGGACTCATTCTGTTATTTTAATAATGGTGAGTTGTTTATGAAAGGAATCCTCATCCAAGGAATTGGTAACGACAACATTGGTAGAGATAGAAAGTTATTGTTAAAGAAGAAACAATTACGAAAACTTGAGTCAGAGTTAACTAAAGGATTTACTATTATACCTCATATTCTTTACGAGAATGATAGAGGATTGTTAAAAATGGATATTGTATTAGCCAAGGGTAAAAAACTTTGGGATAAACGTAATACTATCAAAGAACGTGATATTGACAGACAAATAAATTTGGCCAATTAAAATATTGTGCTTATATTTGTAAAACAAACACGAAAACTTCCACCATGACCCTAAAAGAACATCAACAAAAACACATCAAAGACTCAATCACCGCAATTCAAAAAAATGCGGGTACTTTCAAATCTGAACAGACGAAAATCGAGTCTGAGTGGGATAAATATTTCAAAGAAATTCAAAAACATTCCGATAAATTTGAGTTGGTTAAAACTCAATATACTCAAACTTGGCCTGTAAATGTTTATAAATTAGACACTCAAGGTAACCGTATTGGTTATGACAACGTTAAGATTGGTGAAATTTCCGAGAACTATAACGGGTCTAAAATTGTTTACAAGGGTGAACTACCTGAAGGTGAGTCTAACAATCGTATTACTGTTTCTGTTGAAGAGCACACAACTACTCCAAGAGGTGGATGGAGAAGTCAGAGTCATGGTTATAAGTTAAAAGTTAGAGTTGGTAATGATGAGACTAAGACCTATTACAAAACAGGTAAACCTGTTGTAACAATTGTTGAGGACTATGTTAAAAGATTGTGGGATGTTCATAACCGAAGAATTAAAGATAACGAAGTTCGTATGAGTGCCTTTGGTGAAGCATTCAAACGTTACAGAAATTCTGACATTGATTTTGGTGGTAACAGAGTTAATAACATTAACACTACAAGAAACCAAATCGTGGTAAAAAACCCTAACGGAAGTGCGGTTATCCTTAACTACTCAGAGGTTGATGGTAAAATTGTGTTCACTATTGCTCAAGTATCTATGGGAGAAAATAGTGCAGATTCTGTTATCGAGGCATTAGGAAATATGAAATAGTTTTTGTAAATTTGTAGAATAAATCAAATAGATATGACAACTTCAACATACAACATCAGAATTGAGAACGAAAAATTTGGAAAATTGGTTGACGAAACATTCGTGGACGGGACACAGTTCAAATTGTTCCTTAAAATGGTCCACGGGTGTTTGGAACTGAAGAACGACTTGACATTCTTCAATGGAGTGGACTTCTTGGTTCACGTTCCATACAAATACTTGGTTGACTCAATCGTATTAACATCAGTAGACGCTTACGGACTGGCTGACCACATGAAAAGTAAAGTAGAGGCATTAGTAACAAAATAAATTGACAAACTATGGGATTTTTAATATTTTTAGGAGTGGCCCTATACTTCGGGTTTAAATATTGGAAAGAATTTGCCAAATTTATTATCATCGGTGTTTTACTTATTTTTGCATACATCGTTGTAACCCTTAAAGACGCTTACGACTACGTAACAGAACCAACTAACACTGAACAGGTGGTAACACCAAAACCTGTTAAAGATGTCATTACAACAAAAGTAGATAGTGTTTATCTTGTAATATAAAATTGTTTCCTTGTGTCGTATAAACAAGGTGGTGGAACCCGATAAATCCTATCGGCCCTAAAGGAGACGTAACAGTCTCCTTTTCTTGTTTCATGATATTTATATAAAAAGTCACAAATGAAAAATATTATTATATCTGAAAAACAATTAGACAAATTAGTTAACAGAGTTAACAAAAGTGTTAACGAGAATCACGAAGAAGGTTCTTATATGGCTAAACAACAATTATTCACTATTGCGACTTTAGCATATAAGATGTGGGAGTCTATGGAGGAAGGAGAACAACTTGAAGATTGGATGGAGAGTAAGATTGCTCAGGCAGAACAAAGTGTCACTACAGTGGTTAAAACATTCATGTATAAAGACATTACGAATAAAGGTGGGATGGGTAAATTAAATTACGATGAAATAATTATTGGGAATTAAAAAAATAATTGATTAATGTTAATCCCTATCCTATCATTAGGGTGGGGATTTTTATATGGAACAATTTATTAAATATTACAAAGACCGACCTATTCAGTTCAGTATTCCTTCTAATGGTGGGACCAAGTTATCTATAAAATTAATTGAATATGATTATACTACAAAAGTGGTAAACTTATTATTATTGAATCGGGAAGAGTATAAAGTGTTCACAGATGGGATGGTAAAACATTATATAACTAAGGAAATAGAAAATATTCTAAAACTGTTTTCAATCAAGGAAGATTTTATAATCAGTTTTTCCTAATGTTTTAATATTTATACTAAAAGAATTATTATGGATAAACATTTAAAAGAAATATTGTTTGAAGAAGTGACCAAGAGAGGATTACTTTCAGAACAAAAAACAGGAACCAAAGATTTTGTTGAGATGGTTTCATTATTATTTCACTCAAGAACTCAATCCCATACATTACATCTACAAACTAAATCATTTGCCGAACATAGTGCGTTGAATACTTATTATGATGAGATTGGAGATATAGTTGACGGAATCATTGAATCATATCAAGGTAAATACAGTATCATCAAAGGTTATAAAAAATACGATATTGAGGATTATAAAGATACTACAACAACTATTAACTACTTCAAAGAACTATATAGTAAAGTTGAAGATTTAAGAGACTGTTGCAAAGATTCATACATCCAAAATGAAATTGATAATGTTTGTAAATTATTAAACTCAACTTTATACAAGTTAAGATTCTTAAAGTAAAAAACACAAAACATTTTTAAACCCTCACTATTTTTAGTGGGGGTTTTTTATTATACTTCCGTTATGAATGATAGAATACATCCAAAACGATTAATAATGTTTGTGGATGAAGTACGCAAAAACTATCCTGAGACGGAAAACAGTGAAAACTATCGGTTCTATTATTTATATACTGATTATCAAGAACCACAAGAATTTTTATTAGTTATTGTTAATCCAAATTCTATGGAAAGAGTGTCACGAAAACTTCATCATTCATTACAATTATGGAAAGGTTTATTTGGATTTACTGAATCATCCATCATGACGGAAGACGAATTCCAAAGAACTATTGAAACTCAATTAAGAGAATTACAAAATATTGTGAGAGGAACTAAATACACTTCGGTTTTTTATGAGGTGTGGTGATAAATTCTTTTTCATGTATATTTATATGTAACATGAAAAACCTCATTAAAAAAATATTAAGAGAACAAACCGAAGGAAGTGAAAATAAACCTCTTTCGGAAAAGGAAATTAGACTGTTTAAGTATCTTAATAAACATAAACATGATAACCCAACACAGGAGAAATTATTGGACCTAATCAAAACTATGATGCCAATGATTGGTAGAAATACAACTGATGCAAGATTCTATTACGAAGTCTATACTGCGAACTATAGACCTGAGGGTGATTATGAAAACTTAGATGGGTCAAACTTTGTGGATTACAGAGGATTTAAACAAAAAAGAACGCCGAACAATGATGCTTACACTTATACTGCAGGTAAAATACCATTCAAAGGTTCCAACTTAGAAGGGTTTTGGAATGTTAACTCTAAAAACCAATGGTATTATGTTGTTAAATCATATGAATGGTATCCAATCTATTTGTTCATTAATAATCAATGGTATGTTGTTAGTAACTCATATTCATCATCAACCTCTAAACAAATATCACACTCTAATCCTAGAAGAGGTGGATACGATAATAATCTTAGAGATGAGGTAATTAGAGTTACTCCTGATGAGATGAAAACACTTATCAATGGTAAACCTTTAGATGATGTAAAAACGGACAGAGTAACTCAATTTGCAAATGTTATTGGTAAAGACCTTAACAAGAGTCATCCGTCTCGTTTAATTAGTATGGGATGGGGTAACGATAAGAAGAAAGTTAAGTTTACAATACAGAAAGTTGAAAAGAAAGGTGGTAAAATTCATATGACAATACTAATTGACAAAGCAGGAACAGTTGAAGGGACCAACAAGATGGTAGTTAACCCTGAAGGATATATAGTACCAAGTCCGTTCTCAGAAGATATTGAAAAGGGTATTGAACAAAGGTTGTTAAGTGATTATAGTATCTACCTTAACGGAGATAATACCAAGTTCAAATTTAATCACCCTAACAATAATGGATAAGATACCTGAAAAAGCAATACTTAGTTTTGCTCAATTACAATTACCTGGTGTTGAGTTTACAATTGAACCTCACCATGATAAGTATTATTTAATGTTAGTTGTTGACTGTGCAAAGTTTGATAAAAACAGTGATAAATTTGATGAGTCATACAGAAACAAACTAATAACCAAAAGACCAAAAGATGCTCATATATGGATATCAAACCCACTTAATAAAATTGAAAAAGTTAATATAGAAATTGAGAAATTCTTTGGTATTCATTTACAAATTTCGTTCTCATTTAAAAACTATGATTACTTAGACCCGATTGATAATAAGATTAAAAATGCTATATCACAATCAAGTAATCCTGATGTAAACTTTGAATTTACGGGGGATGGAACAAGTCCTATGTTAAGAGTTAAGTTTACCAATTATCCGTTAAAACGAGATGGAAAAAGTAATACCAAAGAATATGTTGAGGAACTTGAGGAACTAATGAATGGTGAGGTTCTTATCACCGACAACTATGATTGGGCATTTAGTTTAAAATAATATCTTTTTTATTTGGCCAAACCAAGAAAGTTATATATCTTTGTGAAACAAAACTAAAACAAGGACATATGACAACTACAGTAACAACAACATCAAAAATCAGAAATTACCAAGGCTCTAACTCTTTCGTTCTTAAAATGAAGGACGCCTTATCTAAATACGGTCGTTTGACTGAGAAACAATTGGCAGCTGCTGAGAAAGCCCTAATGACCAAGTCCGAAGTTAAGGTGGACGAACTACCTGAGGACATGAAGAGAATCGCTAACTACACAGGTGAGAACTCTTTCGTATTGGACATCAAAAACAAATTGATGACTTACGGAACTCTTACATTCCCACAGACTACTGCGGCGGTTAAACAAATCCAAAAAGAGGAGGACAAAGCGAACACTCGCAAGATGAACATCCCTACTGTTGGTGAGACAGTTAAAGTTGGTCGTTCAATCGGACAGAAGATGAAAGAACAATACGGTCTTCAGTTCAATCCAATCCTTTTGGACATCACTAAGGTGTTGGCAGTATCACCAAAAGCGGTTAAATTCGCAGGTAAGATGACTGTAAAACGTGGAGATGTTTGTGTGTGTTGTGCTAAAACACTTACTGACGAGTTCTCAATGTTGACTAAGATGGGTAAGACATGTGCTAAACACATGGGTGTTGAATACATCACTGACTCAAGTCAAGCAGAACGTTTCCGTAACGAGTACTTGGCGAAAGTTGAGGAAATCGGGGAGATGGAGTTTTGGGTTCCTAAATCTAAAATCATCAAATGGGAAGGTAAGACCGAAATCATCTTGAAGATGATTTAATTCAAACGGGGGGAGGTTGACTCTCCCCAATAATATCACTAACATTAAATAAAATAAAAAATATGAGCTCAATAAGAAATATGCAAACATTAGTTTTCAATACAAAAGATAAAACAATTCAGTTAACAGAAGGACACAGAGGCCTGTCTACAATCATACAAAGAATGGATAACGTGAGTACTGTGAAATGTTCGGAATTAGGTTTCTATGAGGTTATGCAAAAACCTAATGAGGACAGTAACGCGATTCCTGTTATGAGATTACCTATCGCGAATACAAACATGTTTATCGTTTCGTAATTTGACTTTTAGGATTTATAACTTATCATTGAATAGTAAATAAAAAAACAAATATGACTGTAAAACAAGCATTAAAGTTGAAGAACAAATTGGTTAAAGAAATTACCGAAGAACTACAAAAGGCTCAGTCCTACAATAGTGTTGAGGTAACCTCTACAAGACCGTATTCCTCAACAGAATCATTGGAGAGGGCTTCCAAACTTACCAATGAATTGATTGAATTGAAAACAAAGATTCATCAAGCAAATACATCAGTGTATGGTAAGATTTTCAGATTGTCTGAATTGAAATCATTGGTGTCAAAAATTAAAATGTTGAACTGTACTGAAGGTACGTCAACAGACTACTACTCAAGACGTAGTGAAAATGCACCTGTAATGACCTCAGAAATCTCAATCGTAGAAAGAGATGGAATGGTAAAAATTATGGAGGATGAGATTGAGTCAATCCAAGAAGAATTGGATACTCACAATGCTCTAACCGAAATTTAATATCTGGGAGAGTTGAGTGATGATGTTATACTACAACTTGTTATTCAGAACTGATGTTAAGATATTGATGAAGTACGGTCCTTTAGTCAAGATTTAAGCGTTCAACAGTTAACCAATCAAATCTTAAAATTCTTATAACTTTAACATTTTGACCTCACTTGAACAGATATAAAAAAACCCCTCTTCGGAGGGGTTTTTGATTTTAAAATTTTGTGAAGAATACTTGACCTATATTATATTCTTCCTCAAGGTTTTCTTCAAACTCTAATTGTAACAGTTCGTCATCCATATTAAATACGAATCTACCTTGGGACCCTTCATTAATTTCCCAACCACCATAGAAGTTTTCTAACCATCCATATAAAAAATCCAATACTCCTCTGTTAACCTGTTCGGTGGAATTACTGTCATAGGTGATACCACTCTCAATTTCACCACTATCACCACCACCTGCGAATACGACAACACCTTCTGAATAACCTTCATTAGACATGTATTCAAATATCGATTTTAAGTCCTCATTTTCAATGTCGGGTAGTTCAAGTGCATCTTCCATTCCTCTTGTTTCATAAACCATCTCACTGGCACTTATTTTTAAAGTTCTCTCAACGCAATCTATATTAATATGTAATGTTCCTCTATTATCACAATCACTAACTGAAGCAGCAATTAAATCGTTTTCAGTTATTATGTCATCAATAACATTATCAATTGCGTCATAAGACTCAACTCTAGTATTACCATCTCCGTACCATTCGTGGTCTCTCCAATCTTCAGTACATTCTTGTGTGTATATTGAGGTATTAACTTCTTTTTTCCCATAACCTTGAGCGTAATAAGCGAATAGTTTTAATGATTTCGCTTGTTCTTCAGTGATATTTACATTTTCCATAACAATAAATATCTTAGTCAATGTTTAATTCTAATGTTCTCATCATCCACATTGGACGTTCTTTACCTTCTAACGCCATTAACCATTCTTTTGCCGATGGTAGATGATTATAACAATCTTCCCTTACGTGTTGTTCCCCCACATATCGTGTATAAACGGTTTTACCTTCACTATTGATAAAAGACATACCAAACTTCTGTTCCATCTCAAATATCCCCTCTGAGTGGTGTCTAAACATCCTGTGATTGGAATGACCATACCAAGCTTTGGTCTCGTCAAACCAATTGTGTATATCAATATATTCTTCCCATGTTCCTCCGAACTTTTTAGCGGATGATTTTGCATGTATGATTGGGTGAGCCATAATAATTCTTTTTCATAAATATAATTTACAAAAAAGATTGTTAAATAATTGGATTATTCTTATTTTTGTATTATGAAAACAATGAGAGAAAAAATAGATTGGATTATCTCACAACATAGAGATACCAATCATATGTACGATACTTACTTACCTTATGAGTTCCATTTAAGAATGGTTGTCGGAGTTTATGAACAGTTCAAACACTTGGTTGAGGACGTTAAACAAGAAGAAGTTAAGTTAGCCTGCTTTGCCCACGATACCATTGAAGATACTCGTGTTACTTACAACGATGTTAAAGAGATGTTAGGTTATGACGCTGCGGAATTGGTTTACGCATTAACTAATGAGAAAGGTAAGAACCGTAAAGAACGAGGTAATGACAAGTACTACCAAGGAATACGTGATATTAAATACGGGACATTCGTTAAGATGTGTGACCGTATTGCAAACGTTCAATACTCTAAGATGTCAGGTAGTCGTATGTTTGAAATGTATCGTAAAGAAAACGATGACTTCATCAAAAAATTAGGGATTACTGAACACCACATGTGTCATTCAATGAGACAATATTTGGATAAGGTATTTGAGGAGAACTAAACCTCAATACCTTATATTTATTGATATGAGAATTAGAATTACTGAGGACCAATTAGATAAGGTAAAAGAGTTAGAGTCGTATAAAAAGGCGGTATTTAAGTATTGGGACAAGTTTGGTCCTGGTATTAACAAAACTATGACCGCAATGTTTGGTTTTGATAATAGAACTACACCTATTGGAATGACACAACTTCAGTCTTGGTTGAGAGAATATCTTGGTGAAAATAGTTCAGGTATTATGAAAAAGTTTTTCAGTAAACCCGAATACAAAATAGATTGTGGTGGTTATGATTTCACATTTATTATTAATAATTATCACCGAGATGGACATCAATTTGAAATTTTCTTAACTGTTGACGATATAAAAGGAACTGTAATGTTAATAATGACTGATGGAACAATTCATAAGTTAAAAGACGCTCGTGATAATGAAGACTACGGTTGGGAGGTTGAAAATGAAATTGAAGATTGTATTTATGATTACTTTATTGAACATATAGAAAATACAACAGGGTTTAGTTTTGTTGTTGGTAGAATAAATTATAAATCCGACATATAATGAATCCTGAAAGATACTTAGAACTTTATAAAAAATACATCAACGGTAAGGAAGATGTCTTTGGGATTTATTTAATTCCCGTTGATATAAGTGATGAATATGAAATTACTTATCACATGTCAAACCCAAAAAAAATCTCATATTCTAAATCGTCTATTAAAGGGTGGGTTAATGAAAATAGGCATCAATTTAATAGAGCCTTAGGACTTGATGAACATGTGATGTCGTACTTTGATTGTAAAGAATTATATTTAAATAGTGATGTTGTTGATAAATTAACAGAATACCTTACAACTGTTAAAAGTGTTCGTGTTGGGGGTTGGGAGATTCATGTTAGACATGGTTATTTTACTGCAGGGATTAGAAAAGAAGACAGTTTTGTTGTTACCAATTACGTTGAACCAATACGAGCATATCTAAATACGGCTAACGCTGGTCGGAAAGAAACCGATTTAAGTACTGCAATTGAGCATTATAAAAATTGGCAAAGACAAGGTGAATACGAAGAGACAGACCGTAGTTATCCAAAATTTGATGGAATTATAAATGAAAAACCTGCTTTAGTCGATAATGAATGGATGGTCCAATACATCATCACTGATTTTATTACTCCCGATTAGACCTTCTTTCCCAATCCGTTCTACCTGTACTTCCAGGTTTCATTTGACTTAATCTATGTTCCCAATCAAAAATTGAAATACCTTTTCCATCGTAAATAATTACTTGATAATCATAACTTTTAAATGGTAAATGTTCAAAAGGAATTAATTTTGAAACGGTACTCATTATTTGATGGTCAATCAACCAAAGAACGTCAAGGTCATCCTCAACCTCTTCTATGGTTATATTTTCATCTTTCATATAAATTTTATAGATAAGATATGGCTGACGTACCCCATGTAGAGACACATCAATATGGTCCACTTCAGGGTACGTTGATAGTATAAGACCTGAATTAACAATCTTGTTTAACGCTTGTATTTCTTGGTCTTGAGTCATTATTTAATATCGTTACTCCCGATTAAAGTATAACTGAATGAGTTACCATGGATATCTCTCGCTTTTCTACAGATTTTCATGAACTCCTCAAAATCCGCGGCTTTCTTGAATACTTGACAACCTTCAGACCAATTCTCTACGTAAGTAGAATCAGCACCTGCTTTATGAATATTAATACCATAAACACCTTCAGTGATTTTAGTTTCATCATATTTCATATCACGATTAGCGTCACGATAAACTTTAACATTCTTAGCTTGACCTAATGCTTCATATTTACCTTGGTGTAATCTGATAGTGTGAGAACCACGGTACTGACCTTCAACTAATCTTGCAACCCCCGCAACATTATGGTATTCCATAACACCTTTTTTACCTGGGTCAGTTGTTGCTGGCCAACAATGAAATTTCCATTCACCATTTTCTTTATATGATAATGTAATAAAATCATCAAAGACATTCGTTACTTTATCACCTGTAGAATCATTTCTAACTCCTACAATGTTCACATCAAAACCTTTGTTGTTTGCATCCTCAAACCATACGTGACCTTTACCTTTAACCGATGATTCAATTTGCTCTCTTGTGTAAGACATAATTTAATTTTTTAATTGTTTATTTAATAATAAATATTATATGAGTGTATTTACTTTATACCCATATGTGTCCTCAAACCAATCAATAACAATATCCGTTGATTCCTCACCAAATAATGATTTTAAAGTGTCTAAAAAATCAAAATTATTACTGTGTAATGCGGGAAGTAACTCTAAGAAACTTTTATCTTTATATTTTTTAGCATTACTTGGTATTTTGTAATATGTAAAAATAGGGTCCCACTCAACTTTACCAAACTCAATAGCTTCTACATTTTGACCATTGTCCCAATCAAAGAAGTCACCATCAAACTCAGTTAAGTTCTCATAATCCTTTAGATAGTTATAAACTACTCTTTTTAATTTGGATTCGGTAATTAGATATTTCATATTCAATAAATACTTATAGTATATGGAAATGGACAAAGTAACACAGAAAACATTAGACATGATACACAAATTGTTAAAAGATAAAAATCAATTTGATGATTGGTATTCTATGCCTTATTCAGATAGTGATGATGACCGAGTTGATGTTCACATTGAATATAAAATAAAAAAAGTTTTATTGAAAAAAGATAATGGTAGTACAGATTATTTATTTTTAGGGACGGTCATCATCCAACCAACAAAAGTCTCACTTGGTTTTAATGATGATTGGGAACACGGGTTTAAACAAGACGATGTTTCCGAATATATGTGGGGTACATTAGGTGAGGAGGTTATTGAAGACATTGAAACTATATTACCACATGTCTATATAATACCCGAATTTGACTTTACGAAGATAAATTCTTGATTTATTATTAAGAATAAAATTAACGGTATGGGGTTTTTAATGTGTTTAAGTTTTATAATACTGATGTTGGTCATTCACTTTGTTGTAAAGTGTAAACGTAAGATTAATTAGGGATATAATTTTATTGGTTTATTATCAGGAGTTTTCAATTCTATGGAGTTTGAGAAAAACATATATTCATTATCAAAAAATAAAGGATTAGACCTAAAAAACCCCAATATAGGTGAAAATAAATTATACTCATAACCATTAAAAAAGTCATCATCCTCAACAAGTTCAATCAAAGCATCATTTAAACTTTTGTCTGATAATGATTTACCTGTTTTTTTATTTGTTGGATTCATTAATTTCATACCAATCTCAACAGTGAAATCCTCCTGAGGCCAAATTTGAACATGAGTACAAACTACATCCGAGTAAAAATCTTTAAAATCAATATTAGTTATTTGTTTTAATCTATTATTTAATTCTCTTTCATCTGATGGGTTTATAAAATAATAGTTGTCTGGAATATCAAATTTACATGCGTTGTACAAGTTCTTTTTATAAAAATCATTATCCCCCATTAATTTTGTAAAATCATAAAACAATTCATGAGGTTTGTTTTGAATTGCTTCTACAGAAAATGATTTATCTTCAGGGTTATCTACACTCCAAACAATCTTATCATTTTTGTGGTCATAACTAGGTATGAGAATTACCCCATAAAAATTATATGATTCTTTTAGAAACTTATTAAAAAAGAAATACATTTGGTTTTTCATATCTATAAATACTTATATTTATTATTAATGAAAGAGGAAAGAAAAAAACAATTAAGACAGTTAGTTGACGAACACGGATTACGTGGAGCGGCTAAACTTATAGGTTTAACCCAAGTTGAATTAGTTGTTGAACTTAATTTACCAATTGATTATAAATTGGCGAATCAACTTTTATTTGATTTATTTATTTTAGGTAAGTTACCTGATGTATATAGAGAGTATGAAATAATGGTTGATAAATATAACGGCACATTTGAATGGAGATTAGACTCAGAAACTGATTACTATGGTGATGAAAATGAATATAAAGAAGCGTTTGGTGCTTATGCAACTCCTTTTTGGGATGGTTCAGATGATACACCTGTTGAGGCAATTTTTTATGTATTAGTAAAAAATGGTGAAACAATAATAGACAAAGAAATGATGGGTGATTATTTTGAATCACTTAAATCAGTAAAAGAGTTTAAAAATTTAGAACACTTATTGGTATGGTATAGAGATTTCTATCTACCAAATGTATATTATATTTTAAATAGAGTTTTCCTAAGGGATATACGAGAAGAAAGTAAAGTGGGTCTTTAACGAATCTTTTTAACCGAATCCTTATCTACCTTAACATCATTTGTATCTGAGTCATAAATATCAGTATCTATGTGTTCACCATCCCACGGAGATATATCACCTTCGCTTCGCATTACCTCAGCAATTTGTAATAATGTTTTAGGGTTATAAGAGGTACTCGTATGTTTATAAGTTTGTCTCTGAGCAATACTTTCATGGACATCTATTTCATATGTGTACGTACCAACTTTTGGACGTTTATTAACTATACCTTCACTGATAGATGGATTCATATCAATCAGGGTAACGATATAATCAATGTCAATCCAATCACATTGACCTAAACCAAATATTGTAGATACTGAATCGCAATCATCCCTGAACGATGAATCATCGGCTAATGGTGAGTAGTCCGAGTTCTCAAGGTCACCGTCATAAAGTTTACTTAGTTGAACAAAGAACTGAGATAACATTCTATCACTTAACCCCTCTAATTTAGATTTTTCCATATTAATAAATACTTTGTAAAATTAAAATATAATTCATACATTTGCATTATGAAGAATAATTTTAATCTTATTAGACCTATGTTGGATTTCCCAAGTCCTGACACATATTACTTCCTGCAGATTCTTAAACGCAGGAAAGATAATCCTGATTTGGGTAAAGATATGAAAGTTATTGGTGACTACTTTATTTATTCCATGGACCAATTCAACAGGATGGAGGATGAAATCATTCAAACATGTGTTGCTCACAACGCAAGAGCGTATTTCCGTATTAACAAACGTAGTTCAAAGAAAACCGCAATGCAAATGTTAAAGAGAGTAACTGACCTCATCATTAGTGAAAACTATAAAGCGGTTAAGAACGCTTTCAGTTCTGTTAGTGGAGAGTTCCATGGTGACAATGATAAGAAATGGATTGTTGATATTGATAATGTTAGTATTGACGCATTCAATCATTCCAAAGAACAAATTGAAATCAGAGAACTTGTTTATAATCTACAGTTAGAAACAGGTAGAGAACCTATGATGAAGTTTATTCCTACTAAGAGTGGTATACATATCATCACTAGACCGTTCAACCTACAAAAGTTCAAAGAGAAATATCCTGAAGTTGACGTTCACAAAGAAAATCCTGTAATCCTTTATTGTAATTAATCATGGACTATAGACCAAAATTATATCAATACAGAAACGGTTTTTATCGGGACCGTAGAACTGACATTTTAAATGAAATCATTGACAGAGTAATACTACCTGACGTTGGTAGTGCTTTACTTGATTTTTTAGTTATTAGAGAGATGGGTAAACGGGATTATGAAATGGTTTTTCTAACTAAACGATTTAATAGTAGAGATGTTTTGTTTCATGAAATCTATAATTTAGTTGAAGATTTGTTGATATGGTATGATATTTCAGAATTTGGAAATTTCAGAATTAGAATTGAGGGTGATGGTAATAACAGTGATTTAACTTTTTTTGACCTTTTAGGTTGGGTTTTACGTAACAATAGAGGTTTTCGTGATGCTCCTAATCATACTCATAGAAGATATCACCAGGTTGTTGAATACATGAATCAACAGATGAAACAAGAACAACATGAGTATGATAAAAAGATGAAACTTGCTTTAAGTGGGGGAAGAGCATTTTATGAAAATACCGACTTAATTGTTATTCATAAACCTGAAAAGAAAAGTTTTATTAGGAATGTTAAAGATTATTTTTTAAATTTGTGGTATGTTTAAAATGCTTGAAGTGGGGGGTAAGGTTAGAGACGAGATTTTAGGTCTCCAATCTAAAGATGTGGACTATGTTGTAGTTCCTAATGAATCACTCTTGGAGAAATACCAAGATGTTTATGAAATGTTTGTAATCTTGGAGACTTATTTAACAAATGAGAAGTTTGAAATCTTCTTATCAACACCTGATTGTTTTACCATTAGAGCAAAATTCCCTAAAGGACACAAGTACCAAGGGGTTGCAGACTTTGTTTTAGCTCGTAAAGAGATTGGTTACATTCCGAATACGAGAACACCAATTGTTAAACCTGGTACTCTATATGACGACTTGGAAAGACGTGACTTCACTCTAAACGCATTGGCGAAAGACGAAGACGGAACAATCATTGACTACTTCAACGGAATGGAGGATTTAAAGAATGGTATTCTTAGAACACCGCTCCCAACGAAAGTAACATTCAATGATGACCCACTTAGAATCTTGAGAGCGATTAGATTCTCCATCACCAAAGGTTTCACTATTCCCGCAACTATGGCTCTTACTATGGAGTCATACAACTACGATGAGAAGATGGTCGTTGTATCAACAGAAAGAATCCGTGAGGAACTATTCAAATGTTTTAAACATGATACAATTGAGACCTTGAGAGTGTTGAATGAATTCCCTACACTTAGAAACTACGTATTCAAGAACAATATTTTATGGTTGAAACCAACAATGGAACAATAATATGCACACAAAACCAACAATACAGGATTTACAAGCGGTTGCCACATCAGATGAATGTGTAACAATAACAATTGATAAAGATTTATCATTGGAAGGGTCCAAGTTATTAATCAAGGGACCTGAAAGGTTATTGATTATGTCGTTAATACCAACGTCACATGTTATTGATGTGTGTGTGTATACAGGTAAACCGATGTTCGTTGAATTAGAAACCCCGTCAGGAACTTCGGTACAATATGTAAAAAAATCGGGGTCTGACTTTTATAATAATTAAAAAAATGAAAACAATTTTAAAGTATCTTTTATTAACTCTATTCGGAGTTAACTGTGTAATGTCATTCATTGCAAAGAATTATGCCTCAGGATTTGGATGGGCATGTGCCTTCATGGCTGAAGTTGAATTACTATCTTTGAGAAAGAAAATGAAAGAACGAACCAATGGATGAGAAAGAATATATCTTATGTGCGGTGACTTTATAGCGAGGACCTGTATTGATTTATTTTATTCTACTTAGTATTTATAAGTATGAATTTATCCGTTTGGGAAAAAACCGCATCTAAGTTATTAACGTCTATGGTTGACAAACCATCTGATAACTTCCATAGTGTTGTTGTGGATGTTATGTTTAATAAATATAATGGTTATGATGTACACGTAACATACCTATTTAAAACTTACTTTAGCAAGGACGATTCGGATATGGTTCATGGTTATAGAACTAAAATTGAGGGTTATTTAAAAGAATTTTTACCAACGTTAGGGGATAGAGTTCATATTGGACAAGGGTCTTCAACTATTGAAAGCTATGAGAGTAATAGTAAACCATGGTACGAAAAGATGAAGAATAAAAATATTGACGAATCAGTCCTTAACATTCTTAAAGACTTCAACAAACAAATAATTACCGAAGCCTCAAAGAAGAAAGTCCTAATGAATAAAGTTGGGATGAATGAAGAAAATGCGGAATACTTGGACAGGATATGTGGTTCATTGTCTGTTTGGATGGCTAACAAACTTATTGACCTACAACTTAACAATATGAAAAGTTGGCAAAGTAGGGGTATTGAAATCGAACTTACTAAAGAAAATGCTTTAGAAAAATTAAACTCGGGTAATATTAAGAATTATTACAATCAAAAAATTACCGAGATAATGGACTGGGTTAGAGTTGGTTTGGATGGTAATGTTAGTGAATATAAAAGTTTATCAATACCTGAGTTATTGGTTAAAGCTAAAGAATGGCACGACTCTTTAGATATTGGTGGTGGTGAGATTAACTATGTTGAAAAACACCCAATCGTAAAAGATTTCCGAAACAAAGATGATGAAGGTTTTTATTGGGCCGACCTTGAAACAAACGACTCACCTGAGGAATGCTCAAGAATGGGTCACTGTGGTAGAACTGCTTATGGTAATAATATTTATTCATTAAGAGAAGTTAAGAAATTACCTGGTGGTAAATTCACTATTAACAAAAGTCATCTAACTGCATCGGTGGGTAGAGATGGTACATTATATCAGTTAAAGGGACCTAAAAACTCAAAACCAAAAGAAGAGTTTCATGATTATATTCTTCCTTTATTCTTTGTTGAAGATGAGGATGAATACCTTATCCAAGGGTTTGGTTCTGAATATGCTTCGGACAGAGATTTTAAATTAACTGACTTACCAAATGAAGTTTTAATAAAACTATATAATACTAGACCTGATTTATTTAATACAAGAAAGTTACAGAAAAAATTAATGGGGCTTGGGATTATTGAAAAACCTGAGATTGATTATAATCTAACATTAAAAATTAATCCTGATGATGTCACGAATTATGTTAATGGTGATTGGGTTTTAAATAGAAGAAAAGTTAAAAATACAACACCTGCGGGTCATGAAATTGAAAGAACCGTTGAGACGTGGTTATTTGAAACCATATTAAGCGGTGACGCATATGAGTTATGGGAGAATTGGGATGTTGATTGGAAATCGTCTTTACAGTATGATGTTGATAACACAAACGAACAAAGAATACGTGACTTAGTAAAACATATCGCACAAAAAAATAACCCTGATTTTGATGAGGAAACATTTAACAATGAAGATATTGAGGAATTAATTGAAGATTGGGATGATGATAATGAAATACGTAGAGCAATTTCAAATGCAACATCTAACGCGGAGTCTGACGAATACGTTAATTATCTATATAACGAATTAAAAGGAAATTTAGAGGAGTATGGTCGAGTTGAACAAATGAATGATGAAGGAGTTATACTACATGTAAACATAGAACCATATCTTGATGATTTAGATGAATCATGGTTTGATGATTATATGGAAAGATGTGGTGATGACTTTGAATGTGTGTTCTATGAAATGGTTAGGAATGATGATATTGACAAACCTAAATTTAGTATTGATGATAGATGGTATCCAAGTATTGATAGGGGAAACTTTAATGATATGTTATCAGATTATTTGAGTGAAGCAGAATATCACTACACTAAATAATTAAGAAATATCCCCCCAATATAAAATCATATTGTCAGTGTTAAATTCTCCTGAAATGTCTTCACTATTAGAAAATCTATGTTTGTCATTTTCATCCATAACAATTTCTATATTAGGTCTATATTCAGTAAAATGAACAACATACGATATACCTTCTTTACCTAAATAATCTAAGAAAGGTTCATAAGTGTCGGTATTATAATGCTCCCACTTAAGATTAAAATAGGTATCACCATCATTAATAACATAAGGGATTAACGACTCAATATTTTCGGAATTGTCTTCCAATTCATTTATGTAATTAGTATATTCTTCAGAATGGTTCGGTGAGTCCTCCCAATATTTACCATGGTCCACAGTTATAAACATATTAACTGTGTATACGATAGAATCAAAAAAATTAAAATCCTTATTGACCTTAATTTTAAAATTAACTTGGTCCTTAATCAACATAGTATTGATTAATTTATGAAGTGCTATCTCTAATTGTTCGGGTGACATATTTATAAATATAACGAACAACACAATATGAAATACATAATCAGTGAAAGACAATATAATCGTATCAAAGAAAGTCTTGATGACGTTTTAGATATCTATTCTAAAAAAGGTAGAGGAGAAACAATTAGACCATCCGAGATGGATATGTTAAGAGCATTTGACAAACATCAAAAGAGTGGTGAAAGTCCTGAACACTTCACGTATAATCCTGAAGAAGATTATGATATTGATGAACGTGAAGGAACTCGTTTCACTTATAAGTTAAATGGACGACCATTAACTTTTGAATTCTCGGAAGAAATTGAAAAAGAAGATGAGGTAGAGTATTATGGTGAAATCAGATTTGATGGAGAAGAATTCTTAGGAGTTATTGCAACTGATAAAAGAGGTTACTTAACAGATTACGATTTCTTTAGTACATTGAGTGATGACGAGGTTAGACTACAGGATATTTTGAAAGATGAAGGTAATGAAGCGGAAGTCCAACACTTTTTTCAAGAAGAAGTTATCAATGGTTTGAAAAGATAAGATTTTATCCCTATATTTGTCTTAAAATATAATTTATGGACAAATTTCAAATCACAACATTAGTCGGTTGGATATTCCTTATCCTAACATGGACAATTCCTTATTTAATTAAAGACGATATTAAACAAAGACTGTTAGCATTGTTTTTTAATGGTGTAGCTTTAGGTGTGTTTATTGCTTACGGAATACTAAGATGGTGTTAATATGAGTGTTCAGAATAGAGTTCAGAGCGGTAAACTATTTGAACAATCATTAATCAAAGATGGTTGGATAGTCAAACCTAAATCACCTAAATTCAAGTGGTGTGGTGAGGGTAGAAGTTTCATTCAAAAAATGAGATACTGTAGATTCCTTCCTGAACTTTTTGTGTTAGATGAATCCTCAAATATGTGTAAGTATGATATTGTTCATCCTGAAACAGGTAGAGTTAGGGAAGCTAAAAAGTATAAGAAGAAAAACCTAACTAAATGGACACTTTACTCAGAACCATTCTTCAAGATTGCAACAAGAACACAACAAAAACAAATAGACGTTAGAGTTTATAATAAATTCGCAACTGAGTTTTACGAACATCATTTAGAGACAGGTCTATTTGATAGAGTCATTGAGAATATGACATCATGTAGTGAAGGAGTTATGGTTGAGGACGGGTTCATCCAAGACACGGAATTAGAGTTCAGAACAGTATTAGTAGAAAATCATTGGGGTGGTTACCATAGAATAACTATACAATTTAGAATAAATGAGAACGTTTAAATTTTATAAAGAGAACACTGGCAGGTGGTATGTTGACTTACCTGAATGGGAAGGCGAAAAGGCAGAATTAGAAATGGTTTCAGGAGCTGATACATTCCTTGAGATACTGTCGCAAGGGGAGCAAACGGTAAATGTTACATTATCTACCGTCCTGTTTAATGGGTCTGATGTATTAGAACTACAACGAGAAGACGAACATATTGGTGGTGGATGGTATCTATTACTCAATTATGTTGGAATTCCTTACGAACTTGAAATGTGGTTATGTGAAGTAACGCGATTTGTATTTGGTGAATTACCTAAAAACATATATTTTTGTAAAACAATTTAAAATTAAAGATATGACTTACGAAGAACAAGAAGAATTTGAAATGGTCCAATACCGAATGGATAACGAAGGTTTAGAATATTGTTTCATGAATTACAGTAGTTTCCCTGAGGTGAAGGATGAAAAATTCCATCAGTTGAGAAATGAATTGATTGATAAAATCAAAGAGATGAGACAATACGTTGAGGATAAATGTAACGAAGAAATTGACGAAGATGATGACGAACTTTCCTAAATTTAAAACCTTGAAGGAGCAGTACGAAGAGTTTATACTTTTCAAACTGTTTCCTGATAGGAAGATACATTTCATACGAGAAGAATTAACTGACAACGAAAAGATAATTCTTGAGTTGGGGTATGAGTTGTTCCAAGAAAAGTTGGATGATATAAAGATACTCCAAGATGAAATCAAAAGGATATCGGTTGAAAATGCCAATTTAAAGGCTTATAATGATGATAGAGATTACGAATACGATGACGAAAAATAATATACCGACCCATGACCCACAGACAGGGAAATTAAACCCTTTCTATGAAGAACTTACAGGACAATCAAATCCTTTGAGTTGTAACCCACATTTAATTTGGTGGAATGAACTTTCAAATGAAAAACGTTACACTTTAAATTATGGTTACTTTGGACAACCTGACTTAGGTGAAACAGATTTTTTAACCGAAGATGATATTAAAAAAATTTGGAAAAAAGAAATGGTTGAAAAGACAATCGTTGAGTATGTTAAGAACGGTAATCGTTTACATGGTATTCATAATATAGACACGATGAGAGACGGTGGGACAATTATATTGGAGTCTTATATGAATCACCGACCTAAGTTTTATCTACACAAAGATAACCTTACTTTACATTCGGAATATCCTGTTAGTGATGATAATTTAATCACTGATAAACCAACTAAAGTTTATGTAATGGACTGTGTTAACAATCTATTGGAAAGAAAGAAAGACGAAATAAAAAGAATTGAATTAATAACTGATAAAATAGAAGAAAAATGGAGAATGTAGATTGGATTAAACTATTGGTTGATTTGGTAAAAGAACAACCTAATGATGCTGGTTTGGGTAAAGAAGTAAGAAGTATTGTTTTAGAATATAAAAAAACACAAAAGAAATTAGAAGTTGAAAAGAATAATTCTTAAGTTCATGTTATGGTTTGAACTCAGGAAGTTTGGACGTGAGAAACGAAAAAGTATTTGGAATCTTTAAAACTAAAGTTATGGTAGTTTTTTTATTGTTAGTATTTTGGGTTCTTTTGATGAACCAAGATTTAGGTGAGTAAGTTTACCTTAAACAAAGATAGTGAGTATTTATTGATATGAAATTCATTATCTCAGAATCACGTATCAATCAAATTATTGACAACTATTTAGATATGGTTATCAATAATTTGTATGCGACCCTTAGTAATCACGGAGGTCACGGACGACTTGATTTGGAGGACAAAGAAGGTAACCCACTTGTTGTTATTTTTTTTAATAGACATAAACAAGAGATGGAAGTCATGATGGACACCTCATTATATAATGAGATTTACCACATGTTCTCAATGAATGGATTTGATGATATCCAGCAACATTTAATCAGATGGTTTAAGGATAATTATGATGGTTTAGACCATATAACAGAGGTTGTGACCTACGATAAAGACGATTACGAATACTGATGAAATATCTTATAACCGAAAACCAACAAGAGAAAGTAGTTCAATCATTAATAGACAACTTCTTTAATAGAAGAAGAGATGAGATTAATAGGTTGTGGGATAATATGACCGAAGAAGAACAAGAGGACCATTTTAGTTATTATCAGTCACTTAATCAAATTGAGAAACTTAAAATAGACGAACTTCAAACAGACGACTATTATTCTTGGACACTTTATCTTGATGCGTACATGAAAAGTACTTGGGACCCGATGGACGATTCCTACGATTTTGACGATTTATTTGACGCTATAGGTGATGACCTATCTAAATTTTTAGGTGTTGAAGTATTTGTTCCGTTGAATCAAATAATAGAATATAAGGGAGGTCTTACTGAAATGATTAAACTTGACATCAAAGTCGGTGACACTATTATGGGTGGGAAATTTAAGAACAAGAAAGTTGTTGTTAAAACCATTGGTAAGAATGATAAAGGTGACATAACTATTAACGGTAAACCTTTATTACGTTTCAGGATTTTAAAAGAAGATACTAAACAAGAATCCTTCCAAAAGTTAATAAACACTTCCTTATCTACTCTTAAAGAAAAATGTGATGACCAAGAAGAAAGAGGTACAGATGCTGATGAGATAGTTAATTTTGAATCTTGTGAAGAAATGGCGTTTACCAAATCAGTTGATGTTGTTGATTATAAAATTGATAAAGGTATTATCATATTGTTTTTAGATTTCCATACGGAAGGTGTAAAAAACGTAGGAATTGAAAATTTAATATGGGAACTTCAATATCAAATACAAACATTGACGGGTAAAGGAACCGTTAAGTTGGTTCATAACGATACTATATTTAATAAGATAGATTCAAATTGGTAAACCCATCCGTTAAGATGGGATTTAATTAGTTATCTAAAGTATCTACTTCAACAGTAATCTCCTCACGAAATTCACGAATTTGTTTTCTTGATAATTTACCTTTGACTGCATCTCTTCCTGCCTTGTCAGCTGACTTAAATGCTTTGTTCAACATTTTATCGTATTGTTTCTGAGTTACCATATTACCATTAGCAAGTTCTACGGTTTTTTGTTGTGTTGCACATGAAGAAACTAATATAAGTAAAAACAATATTGAGATAACTTTATTCATTTTGATAGTTTTTTATATTTATACAAATATAGGAGTTTTTATCCGTATAAAGAAATATTTTACATGAAAAGATTATTAATAACTGAAGACGATAGAAAACATATATTAAAGTTATACGGACTTTTAAATGAGTCAATTGACCCTAATTCAGGTGGTACTATTACTATTAATAATTATTATCCTGCAGGTTGGTATTCATTGGATAATAAAGATACTAAGACAGGTAAAATTATTAAAAACCAATTAAATGAAGCGTTAGCTCAAGTAACTGAATTTGTTAAAAAACACCCTGACTCAATAGTGAGTGTTAAATTTATATCACAAGAATCTGCAATACCTAATAAAGATAATGAAGGAAAGGCTGGTGGGACGTGGTTAGAAGTTGGTGGTTTGAGTGATTTGAGAAAACAATATTTGGAACCCGCCATTAAAGAATATTTTGATAATTTAAAAGCTCAAGGAGTTATTGGACAAACAGTTGAAGTACCTCCGTTAGAATATGAAAAGAAAAAATTTGTAACTTCATGGGTTGGGACTCCTTTTTGTCCCGCAAACGCTACTATTAATCAACAAAGAAGTGAATGTGTTAATAAATATAGGGAAGGTGTTAAAACTAATAATGCTGACGTTATGTCGTTTAAATCTAAATATGATGATGAACAATCAAGTCAATTAGTGATTACTGTTAGATTAAAAAATACAACAATCGTAACAACAAACCCTAGTGGTAGTACGACTGATTATACCCAATGTGCGGTTGAATTAAACGTTAGAGTATGGGTTGAAAGTCACAATTGTCAAAACGCTGAGTTTTTTATTTTTGCCAACAATTTACTTCTTTATAACTCAAAAGGAGGTATGACGGCAAATTTAAATAACGCCGATACTACTAGAGGTATACCAAAAACACAATCAGAACCATTGTTCTCACCTGAATATTTAAACCCTGGATATGGTTATTTAAAGAATGGAGATGGTACAGGTTCGTATAGTTATGGTAGGATTGATGAAACAGGTGATGGTGGAGGTAGTAGGTCCGACTCCTTTAAAATAACCAAAGAACAATCGTTAGAACTAATGGATAAATCTAACGGTAAAATTAGTCTTTGGATGATTGCGACAACATCATCAGCTCACAAAGATATTCCAAATGTAACAATTACAAAAACTGATGGTACTGTGATTTACAATAAAGCTCCTAAAATAGTACAGGGTAAATTGTTAACATTAGATGGGTGTACTTATAAAGTAATTGAAGGTAATGATGAGACAGTTCCTGATGTTACAGGTTATGTTAATATAATCAGACAAGAAAGAATGAAAATGCAGTCACAATCAGAACTCGGTGCTGAAGCTCAGACAGGAAATAAAAAACAACAAAAGAAAAAACAAGCGGTATTAGATAGTAAATCGGTAATTTTAGATAGGTCTACTGAATTGGTTACTGAAATGACTAATTTTTTAAATTATTTAAAACCTGAGTTAGAAAATGCACAACCAAAAGACGCTAAGGGAGTTGTTACAGGTAAAAATGTTGGAACACCTGAAATCCAAACAGAAATTACTAAATATTATAAATCATTCTATAATAAGTTAACATATTCAGGAACACCTGGTAATCCTGAACCACAATTAATTAGAGATAATGATGGTGATTATGTTAATAAAACGGTTAATAGTAATGATTTATTTGGTGATATTAGAATGTATATGAACCAATTCTATGAAGGGTTTGATGCGGTATATAAAGATGTTGAAGGTAATATTGCACCTAACGGAATCCAAAGGAATAATTCTGGAGGTTTATTTGGGAATAAAATATTATCTAATATTAAAAAACTAACACAATATACAATATAAAATCATTAATACATAAGATTTCAAACAAGTAATTGAAAAATATAATTTAGATAGTTACCTAAATTAATTAGACAATTTAATTTTAAAAGTTTATCTTTGTCCTAAAACATTATACATGAAAATAGTTGCGGTGGGAGATACCCACGGAAGAAGTAAGTGGAAAGAAATAGTAGACGTAGAAAAAGAGTTTGATAAGTTCATATTCATTGGTGATTATTTTGATGCAAAAGATGGAGGTTATAGTGCAAACAGACAGATTGAAAACTTTAAGGATATCGTTGAGTTCAAACGAAGTAATCCTGACAAAGTAATCCTATTAATTGGGAACCATGATTTCCATTACCTAAAAGGAGTTAACGAAGAGTACTCCTCATTTCAATGGAGTTACAGGAAAGATATTAACGATGCTCTACAACCTATTGTTGATGAAGGATTGATTCAGATGTGTTATCAATACAACAAGTATTTCTTTAGTCATGCGGGGATTACAAAGACATGGTGTAAGAACAATAACATCAACTCAGACAACTTAGTGAATGATATAAATGACTTGTTTAGAGACGATGTGACGAAGTTTAGATTCACAATGGGTGAGAACGGTAGTTATGGTGGAAATGATGTCACACAACCACCAATATGGGTCAGACCACAGTCTTTAGTTAAAGATATGGTTGACGATATTATCTGTATCGTTGGACACACTCAAGTTAAAGAAGTGACATTTATGAAAGAAGATAATCTAATTCTTATTGACTGTTTGGGAACAAATGACGATTATTTGGTAATTGAAAATGATGAAATAATATAACGATGAAAAAACTACTGATAATTTTACCTCTCTTGTTTGCTTGTAAATCAAGTAAGAATACTGACTGTGACGCTTATGGTCAAACATTTATTGAAAAGGACACGATTGTGTTAACAACTGAACATATCAACTACGGTAACAAATGTTCCGAAGATACAACAATAATTACTTATTTAGTAGATAGTGTTTATATCCCTGAATTAAGATAAAAATAATTACATCTTGTTATAGGATGTGTGGTAAATATTGGGGTATGACTTAAATAGAAATGTAAAGATGACGGAAGAAGAAAAAGATATTAGAATAAAAGAACTTGAGGAATTTCTTGAAGATGTTATTGAACATCCTTATATGTATGGGTCAACAATATGGAAAGAAGGTTGTAAATTACTAAACAAAGATGAATAAGATTAAATTAATATATGACTTTTTCCGTTTATGGATTATATGGAAAGATTGGAGAGAAGCGTGGGAAGACTCCAAATTTATTAACGATAAGGAAATTCAAAAAGAGTTGGAAGAAGAATTTGTTATGATAAAAGAAAGAGATACATCTTGGGATGACCCACAGTTATCTGACGGAGACTTTCCGAGTTAAATTACCAAATACGATTAAACTTACACCCATATGTTTTTTTAATGTAACGACCCATCGATTCATTAAACTCTTTACCATCAATACTAAAGAACTGCCACATATCACTGAAATGTTGGCCATTTGTGAAGTAAGTGTCACTATCATGAGATGGATGACCAACCAACATTACATCGTCTTGATTTAGAAAACCATACCATGTACCACCACCATAACTATCATCGTGTTCACCCCACTTCGCATGTTTAAATTCCTTATCAAAGAAAGGTTTAATTAATTTATCCAATTGTTCAGGTAATATACTATAATCCATAATGATAAATATAATAATAATCTAAAATATAGAACCCACACTTTAACAGGTTGTGGGTTTTTTATTTAGTTCATATCTTTGTAGAAACAATAAGAGATATGAGAGCGACAGTATACATCAACAACAAAGATTATTACAAGAAAACATTTAGAATTCTATGTGATGTAAAAGGAAACAAAATCAAATGGGTTGGTCTTGATACATACGGGGAAGATTACCGATTCCGTTATATGACAATCAATGAAAATTCAAAAGGAAGATATGTAACATCAAAATACTTTGGAGGTAAAGTTTATATTGAGGATATCTCTAATAATTAAGATTAAATATTTTCCATTATAACGGTAAAATAAACGGGAAATGGAGAATATTTTCCACTAAGATGGATTAAATGAAAAATATTTTCCATTATAATACGAGTAGAATATTTTTACATTAAGTTGTGAGGGTTACAAGTGCGTTCATCTATATTGAGGAACAAATCAATAGGAATGAAAGTCTTAATGAATCTACTTAATTTACCACTTAAATTGTGGGATGCGTAGTTGTTAAGTAATACAATGACTAAATAATAATTTTCATCATGTTCCGAACACGTTACGGCAACATCACATATTTTTTCAGACCCTATATAATTAACAATCAATTTCTCAATCATATCTCCATATTTACCAGGGATTAAACCTTGTTTGTTTAAGTAGTTATTAAGTTGAGATTCTGTTATAATATATTTCATGACTTAAATGGAGACTCTAACTTTATTTTCTTTATAACCCTCTTGTTCTAACATTTTATAAATTTCATCTCTAATATCATTTCTAACAGTGTAGTCATATCTCCATCCTCTGTCAAAACTTAAATTAATTGCGACACGATTTTGGTTATAGTCTATTTTTATAGCACGAATTCTATTAGCATTCGGTAAAGATTTAATTTTTGTTTTAAGAAGTTTAATTGACTTAGGGTTAGTAAACGCTTCATTATTGGTAAGTTCTATATTGTCTTGTAGTTTTAAACCACCATGAGAAGGATTACCCACCTCAACACCCATAAAATCGGTTAAAAACTTTTGAAATTCATCAAAATACTCGGAAACAGTAGTACCATCACTTGATTTCAAAAACATGTCGTAATCCATGATAAAATCAACCTCTAAATCATAAATTTGTTCCTCAATAAAATTAATCTTTAACCATTCAGGTAATTTTAAAGATTTGACTACGTAGTCTAACTGTTTTGAGTATTTCTCAGTAAACTTAGATGACGGTCGTAGTGTAGGTAATTTGTGTTGTCTTGCAATAACAAATTGTCTACCTACTTCTACAAGTTGTCTTGTGGACCAATACTCATCATCATCATTAGTATCAAAACCAACATACTTACAAAATTCAATAAAATACTTTTTCAAAAGATAAGACATTGGGTATCTACCAACATCTTCACCGTGAGTTGATTTAACCCAAGGTCTGAAGTATTCAAAAAAAACTTCAATGAAATCCTCATCATCATAATTATCTAATTCTTCTTCCTGTTCAGCAATGATACGAAGATAGTGATTGAGATGTGATTCTGTAATGATATATTTCATACAAATAAATATACAAATACTTGTTATGGTATTAGATTAATCCAAAAAAAGATTGTATCTTTGTGAATATGAATATTACCGTTAAACATATTGAAGAACTTGTTAGTGTCCGAGAGAAAGAATTTCGTGTGGAAGAAGTTGACGGTAAGTTTATAATTACTATTATCCGAGACTATAAAAATAAACATACTACATATCAATTACATAAATTGTTACATCAACATTCAAAACCTATAAAAAAGTTAACTGAACAACTAAGTAATTTTATCCCCAACTCTTTATTCGTTATTAAAGAAGAAGAAATTAATATTCCTTTAAATATAGAAACTGATTATTATATCCCATTTAATGGAATTGTTAATAATAGTACATATGGAGTGGGTGTTGATTTGGCAATTGATGATTACTCAACGTATGTTAATATAAATCAGATGCCGTGAGTGTCTGATTTATATCCAATATCCTGATACGATGATATCTTTGGCGTGAGTTCCGTAACGTTGATTAATTAATTTCATTAAATCTTTCTTCCATAAAGATGGGTCGTTAAACATTGTCTCAAGTCTTTCAGCCATATCCTCACCAACAACTATTGTATCAAACTTGGGGTCCTGTATGTCAGGTTGTTCATAACAAGGTTCAGGTAAGTCTCCCTGAAGTTCTTCAGGATAATCACCGTCATCATCATAATGTTCACCATCAACAAGTTTAAACAGGTAGTTATCATACTCATCGGCTGGTAATGTAAAACCAACTGCATATTGGTCACAACAAACCCCCATTCCACAATTAAAATCGGCCCAAGTATAATACATATTACCATATCCTTGGAACTCCATCTCCAAGAACTTTCTAAGGACACCACTTAATTTATTTTCTGTTATAATGTATTTCATATTATATTTCTTTTCTTTCAACTGAATAAACTACTAATTCCCATTCATTACCGTAACTTGTCAAATCAATCCCGAATAAATCTTCAAGGACACTCCAAAGACTTGATTTAATTTCTTTTAATTCGTTATATTTTTTCTCACTTTTAACGTTATTAATGTAGACCTCAACAACTTTCCTAACTATCTTTGTTTCCCCCTTTTCATTCGGGCCCGAACCCAAATGAACACGTTTAGTTTTAAAATCAACATCCATAGCGTCATAATTCTTAAGGATATACTCCTTAATCATAGACTCAATTCTATTTTCTGTTATAATGTATTTCATTCCCGTTTTCTATTAATATATTCTCTAATGTAATCTTGGATTTTTACCTGTAATTTATCCAAGTAGTCATTCCAAAGTTCCTCACACAATTTTGGTGATTCATCCATATCAATACCAATAAATAGAAACCAATCCTTTAAATTGTATCTGCCAGGTGAAGTAAATGTAAAACTTTCAGGGTTGTTAAACGATAAACCATATGGATTATCAGCATAAGGAAACTTTATATGTGCGGCATATTCATACTTGTTATACTCATAATACATTCCACCGAATATCTCAGTCTTGTCCACAAGCATATCAAGAAACTTACTGTAGACCTTAGAACGTAATTGTGATTCTGTTATTATATATTTCATGTTAGGACATATTAGCACTTCTCACGCTCACAACTTTTTTATCAGGGAATAATGACTCAAATACATCTGACATCAGATACTTGTCATGAACATACCATAAAGGATGAGGTAACATCTTTTCAAAAACATCAGCAAAATCACGACTAAAAAATAATTCACCTCTATCACCACCTTTGTAAATAAGGAATGATATAATTCTATTATCGTCAGAGTCATATAAATTTATTCTGTCATCATGTGTACTATAACCTTTAATTCTATTAATGATTAATGGAACCACCTTATCCTTTAATTTAGGATATTCATCAGAATATTCGGAAGTTCTCCAATCCCTTTCAAGTTCGGATAACAATTCAAATTGAGATTCTGTGATAATGTATTTCATATAATCATAAATATACGATATTTATTAATATGAACTTACATGAAATAGAAGAATAATGAACCTACAGGAACAAATATCAAGAATACAATCAATGATGGGTGTTATCAATGAAGGATTACACGACACATCTTGGGAAAATGAAGAAGGGGATAAAATAACCCTTATGGATTTATTAAACGCAACCAAAGATATTCCTGTGGAAAACATATCTGTGGAAGAATTAAAACCACACTTATTAACTTGGGATGGTGATGAAGATGAGGTTAAAAAAATAGATAGTGCTGACTTACAATACCCTATACTAATTTTTGTTAACGATGATGGTAAGTTCATAACAATTATAGATGGGCACCACAGAGCACAGAAAGCAGCAAAACAAGGATTAGAAACAATCAAAGCAAAGGTGATACCAATAAATTCATTATCGAAAGATATAAGAAAAGTGTTTAAACATATTAAATAATATGGACTTACAAAAAAACATAAAAAGAATATTACGGGAAGAAGTTAACGAGATGTATTCTAAACCATCAGAAAAGATGGATAGAATAATTGATGCTTGGTTAGAAAAACTTTTCTCAGGTGCCAAGATGTATTACAAAGAAACATATAAATCAAGACATGACTTTGATTGGTGTAATAACGGATTAGAGATTGCAAGTGTTATATTAAATTTCAACAATAATGAAGATGTGTATGATGATAAACGACCAACAAGTGAAAGAGATTTTGAAAAGGGTAGTGTAACAATTCCCAAGAGTCTTATTGATGATTTAGTTAACTATGTTCCGATAAGAAGAAACTACTTAAAATACAAAATTGAAGAATGGTTTGAGGATAATATACTCCCATCAGTGATTGATAAAATGGGAAGGACCGACATATATATCAATGAGATTATTGAGTACCCTAAAAAGGTAGAAGTTTGTGTCCCTCCTGTAGAAAAACCTGAAGGTGTAACTGAGGAGGACATGATAGAACTTATTCTTAAAACTACTTTATATAAAAGGGATGAATTGTTAAAAAGAGAAGAAGAAGAACCTGGGTTTATAGAGAAAATTTATTTAGGTAAACTTCATAACGCCGAGATGGATAGATTAAGAGGATAAAATGAATATACAAGAGAACATAAGAAGAATTAGAGAAATGATGGGGGTGGATGACTACGAGTTAATCCCAACAGACCTACTTAGGAGACCAAATGGACATATTGGTACACAGGGGTTTACTAGTGAGTTTTTATTTAATTTAATAAAACATATATCAAAAGTTAAAGAATTTGAATTACCAAAATACGACTCACTAAAAGAACTGATTAATAAATTAAAAGACTCACAAGAAAAAATTGATATGATATTTGATTATGTGAAATCAGACCCAATAGAAGCGTATAAACTACCCGATGAGTCTTATAGTATTAAAGATGGTAATCATAGGGCTAATTTATTAAACTTACTTGGGGTAGATAAATTACCAATTAAATTATTATGAACCTACACGAGAACATAAGAAGAATATTAAAAGAAGAAACTGAAGGTATTGACAATTTCTTAAATGAAATAACCCAAGTCCATGATATGTCAGATGAACTCAAAGACTTTGTTAAACAATTTATTGAGGAATCAAATTGTAAAAGGATAAACTTTTCAAAGTTCAATATCCCTGCCATGGGACTTGCATTAGAGAGCGGTGTGTTAATTAACTCAATGTCCCTAAGACAACCATTACCATTTTTATTGTTTTTAATCTTTCATGAAGTGGCTCATCAATACCAATTTAAAAAGTATGGTGAGGAGATGATGTATAATTGTTATCTTGGTGAAATTCCTGAAAGTGAAGCGGCTGAGTTTATGAAACACACAGAAGAGGTTGCTGACGATTTTGCTTATAGAAAAATAAGACAATTACAGAAGTTAAAATTGGTTGGACCATATACACCTCCACAAATGTATAAAAACGTTCCTATACAACAGATTACCATGATGGTTAATAATTATAGAAATGACATGAGAAGAAAGAATATTGACTCACCAAAGAAAGTGAGTGAATATTTTTATAACATGGTTAAAAGTGAGTTATGAATATAAACTTGGGTGGGAAGATTTACCCGAACAAGAAGAAATAGAATTCGTAACTAAGATTTCCGACACGTTAGAAAAAAAAATTAATCAGTTATATGAATTTTGTAATAACAAATAACATGAACCTACAAGAGAGTATACATAGAATTAAAGAAATGATGGGGGTTAATAATGAAGAAACCGAACAACCAATACTAAATGAGTTGGGGGAAAAATATTACATTGATTGGGATGAAAACTATGGTAAGTCGTTTAAATTGGTTCATACACCTGAAGGTGCTCAAAGTGGTGTAGAATGGACCCCTGATTTAATATCAATTGTTACACCTGAAAATACAAATGCGTGGTATGAATGGGAAGAATTACCTGTAGAAAAATTAATGAGATGGAAAGGAAATTGGAATGATATCCAAAAAACGGCATTAGCGGTTCACAAATATAATCAAATAGTTAGAAGTATGTCATAATATGAACTTACAAGAGAACATAAGAAGAATATTAAGGGAAGAAAAAGACCGTACAAAGTTAATTAAAAAAATAATTGATTATTCTAATATTTTTGAATATGAACATTTTTGTGGGGTTGATATAATAAACCCTGAAGAAAGAACCGA